AATTATTAAACTCATTTTTTCTTATTTTTTCTTTTAAATGTTAAATTGTTTGTGTTTTGTTTTGATTATCTTTTACGAATAAAACTAAAAGGTCATTCAAATAGTTTACGATTGGACTATCTATATACATCCTTTCAGGATGCGTTTGTATAGCCAAACACTTTGTTTTGTGGTAAATGACAATTTCTGCTTCTTTTTCAACAGATTCTATATTTTGTTCATTATTCATCCAATGAAAAGATGAAAGATTGTTTGCCCATCCTATCAATGTATAATCTGTTTCAGGAAGATTGTAAGGATATTGCATCTGATGGTGTGTAGAAATCGCTTGCATTTGTTCCCCTGTTTTCATTTCGACTGTATGAAACTCAGGATGATACATGTGTTGAATTAATTTTCCCCCGCTGAGGGCGCATAACAATTGACTTCCGCGGCAAATCCCAAGACACATTTTTCCCATTTCTTGTGCCTTATTGAATAAAAACGCCTCCGTGTCATCTCTCAATGAATTAGTGTATGTTAATTTATGTCGTGATTCCCCATATATACTTGGAGAAACATCTTCTCCTCCAGCGAATAAAATAATATCGGCCTCATCGAAATTCGGAGTACATTTAAAAGGTTGTTTTATCCAAGAAGTGTAATGCTTAAATTGAATTTCACTTATGACGTATATTAATAGTGGTTTAGACATTGAGATTGGTTATTATTGTGTGTAATTCTTTGAAAGTGGAAAATTTATCAAGACTTTTTCCTTGTTTTAAATAAATGGATTGAAAAGTTGAAGACGATGTTATTAAACCTTTTGAAATTTGTTCTGGAGTTCTAAATTCAGAATATGTACTATAACATATTGAATGCTCAGTACCTCCCCAGTTATTGTTAGTAGTGTGGTGAGCTAAACGAAAAGCCTGAAAAATAGAAATTTTTCCTTCATAATATTTCATTATATAGTTGAAATAATAAGGAATAGTTCTAAAATCATGATTATTTTTTTCAAACAAATATCTCACAGCAGATAAAGTGGCAAGTCTTTTGTTTCTTATAGCATAATTTCGATAGTCAGAATTTACATTTTCAAACACATCATTTTTTACACGAATCTTATAATTTGTAGCATCTTTTGTAAATGTACAATATACATAACTGAAAATACTCATTTTGTTTAAATTTCTGATGTATTCTTTCATTTCACTAACAGGAATTAGCACTTTTGAAATTGGTACATCTACTTCAATAAAAGCAATTTTATTATTGTAAACCCAACTTATTCCGGAAAAACATGCACATCTTTCGTATTTACTAATTATTTTTTTATTTTTATCTAACGTACGATAATAAATATCATATTCGTCTCTTTGTTTGTAATTAGGATGTTTAGTGAATTGTGGTTCAGGAATAAACGGGACAAATTCATTATTGTTCTTCTCTTCTATCATTTGAATCTAATTGAAAGTTTTTCCAGGCAAAACTCGCCGGTTTTTTAAATTGTGTAAAATCCCAATGTTTAATTTTTTCATTACTTCTGAACATTAGGTTAAAAGCTTTTGCATATCGAGTGCAAGAATATTCTGAAGAATTTAATGTGGGGGCAGAATTACATTCTAAAACATAAGCTTTTCCATTTCCGTCTAAAATTACATCAACTCCGGAGAAATCAGCTTTTAATGCTTGACACGCTTTTAAAGCTTCCTTAACAACGTTTACGTTATAATCGTCCCACCTTACATTTTCAAACATTTCGTGATTTAAAGCTCTATTCCATGCTACAGCACCATTTGCAGGTTTTGGTTTTTCAAGAAGATTGATAACTTTCATTTGTTATCGTAAAGGCTTTTTATCCTCTACTTCTCATGATTTCTCATGAGGTCAGCATATATTTTCACCCGACGACATCGGGGTTCTTCACTCGTGGAGATATTTTATTCTATTAAATAGGTTCAATCTCTATGCGTTACACTGTTATAAGCGTTTTAAATCTTATAGTTAGCACGGTATTAATATATTCACATTTTTCTCTTTTTCGTTTCATTGAAAATGGAACATCTTTATACATTTCTTTTATAAAATGTATCATACTCATTCGTTTTATACGAAGTGAATACATATTTTGATGTTTTGGATTTTTAAGACTACGGTTTTGGCAATTAACTGAAGAATGAATATTGTTTTTTAACAAAAAATTTTGTAATTTATTTACAAAATTTAATGAATTAGAACATATACTCATAGCAGGTCCTGTGGAATAATACCCAACAGTTCCATCACCATCAAATACTCCTAATATAAAAGAAAACATATATTTTTCTTCAATTTCAGGTAAATCTGATTCTTTTGAACTTTTTCTTATTTGAACTCCTAATTTTTTTAAATCATTAACAAGTTTTTCCGAAGAAAAACTAATTTTACTGGAGTTTGTTTTTAAATTAAAATGAATTTTTCTATCCGATTCTAATTCTTGTTTAATGTGTTCTATAAGATATTCGTCTTCTTTTTTAAATGCTATTCCTAAAATTTTATTTCTTTCGGAATTTTCCATTATCCATCCATCAGAATATATAAGACCTAAAACATAAGCTTTTTTGTAGGAATTGATGTTTTCAAAATAATTTTCATTAAATTTTGATTTACATCGTTTACACCACAAAGTATCAGTAAAAGTTTTTAATCCTCTTCTTTTGAAAAGAATATAAAACGAAGACCGATGTTTATTATATTTTTTAGCCATTTCTGTTAGTGACATACCATCTAAATGTTCTTGGTATAAATCATTAACGTATTCATCTGAATAAGTGTTCCAAGGTTTTTTTATATACTGCATACTACAATATACAAAAAATTTTCAATATTTTAAAACTTTTTTATTATGTGTGAACTTAACCTTCACCGTTTTTGAAGAATTTTCTATAATTAGTTACCTAATTTCTTGGCAAAGTCTACCAAGCATACAATGTACACGAAATTCCTTCACTTTATTTACAAAGTTAGAATAATACCATCCACCACTATTACGTTGATAATGTGAAACAAATTCATTTCTATTGTTTAATAGAATAAAATTCTTTCCTTTACTGTGACGAAATGGACGAGCAATAATTGGGTAATTCATGTCACGTTCTTCAGTTTGTGGAGTGACATTTAAAGGTACGTTAACACCGGCAGCATTCATGATTTTTCTTGATTCGAATTTATTCGAAATATTTTTTAATGCTGTTCCAGTATTATAAATGATACATGTATTAGGTACATCTACAACTTCTTGAGACCCCCAACGAATTAACACTTTACATTCACTAAAGTCAATACCACTACATTTTTCTAAAACGTCTACACGATTGTTACTGTAAACACGATAGTAAAGTTTTCTCAATCTACGTCTTACAACTAAATTTCCTACGTTCATTTTAGAATAAACATTCTTCATGCTGGGGCGACCGTCAACTCCATTGAGTATCGCGTATTTTATTTTTTTATTTTGTATCATTATGCGGCAAATAACATTGAAATTTGATTGTCATTAATTAATTTTTCAGCTTGACGTAAATCACGATAATTTATAATATCGTGAATTCTTTGAGCAAACATGGAATTTATTCTTACACCTCTGTTGAATTGTTGTATTGCGGTCATAGCATTTCTAAATGCCCATTTTCGTAAATCTGAGTTTTTACTAAAAAATCCACTCAATACTCGATATTCCATTGTTTTTTCTTCGTGAAATCTAAATTCTCCAGCTTTTCCGTAAAGTTTTCTACGGTCATTTTCAGGTTCGATAAGTAAAGAAGGAATCCCTAAATATAAATCCATCACTCTTACTAATTCACATGTGGTTTCAAAATTCATCCCATCATATTTAAAATGTAAATGAAACGCCGAAGAACGAAGGTTTGTATTATTATCAGGAGAATCGTTCATCATACCTGTATATGCATTCCATGTTCCTTCACAACCAAATGCTTTTGCTTCTTTGTTTTTAAGAAAATCTGGATTCATATACCATGCAGGTTCGTTGAAAATTTTAATTGTTTCGGGAAGACGAGACTTTATAAAATCTAACACTTTTACAATATTCCTGTCAAATTCATCAACATCTTGTGTAGGAGGAATATTTCCTTCTGCCAAAACGTTATCTAAAGACGTACTCCAAAAAGGACTTGTTTTATCAAAGTTGAAAGGTTTTTCTTTTTTTCCTTTTATAAACGGTTTGGCATTAATAACATCTTTTAATTTGGTGTCATATAAAAATACTTCGAAATCACTTCCAACAGTTACGTTTTTAATAGACGGTAACACCTTGTCTTGGGGAACTCGGAAAATACTCGTTCTTGGTTTTAAAAGTTCGTGTAACTCATTTCCGACATTACGAATACCATCTCTATTTCCAATATTAACTTGAAATGCCGGGGGATTTACAGGAATCAAATCTTCTCCAAAATTATTAACAGCAATTTCATCTTCGTCCATTTCTTCATCCTCGTCCATTTCGTCATCTTCATCTAAGAATAATGGTATTTCTACATCTGGTAAAGGTTCTGGTGCCCATCTTAAAGGAGCTCCTATTTCTTTTGTTTTCCAATTTTTAAAATTTGTAGCTTCTGCTCTATGATGTACTAAATTTTCAACCGTCATGTAATACATGTACGCTATACCAAATGGTGTAGGTATTGTAGTTCTTTCGTAAAAATTAGCATTTCCTCCTTCTATGTAACTTTCAAGATTATTTAATCGTTGTAAAGTTGCATCATTCACTTCCCAGATTTCTGTATAAATTGAACGTCCTGTTCCTGGAGCTACAATTCTTAATGCAGGATAGGCACCTAAACTATACATTACATAGTTAGGAGCACTTTCAAATTCTCCTTTAAGGACCGAACGTTGTAATATGTGATTATTACCCATACCACTCAATAAACTACCGTACACCGCTACAAGGTGTTTTTGCTCTAAATTTTGTTCTCTTCTTGGCATTTTTTTTTAATCGTTTGTGTTATAATAAAGTTTTGTGTTGTACATCATATCTAATATTGCGTTTATTTGAAAAAACAATTTGTCATGGTCCCATTCTCTATCTTTATGAAAGATTTCGGGTTCTTCTACAGATATGACAAAATCATTAGTTCCTGTGATAAGATGTTGAAATTTTTGGGCATTTTCTCCCACGAATACATATATCATTCCGGTACATGTATAATGAATCATCTTTAAGACGTATTCAATAAATGGTTGCCACAATTCTAAATGTGCGTCTTTCTTATGTTTTTCTGTTGTTAACGCACAATTTAATAGTAATACTCCCTGGTTGGCTAAATAAGTTAAGTCATTGTTACGCCGGTCCATAGTAATATTTAAATTGTTTTCTATTGCTTTGTATATGATTTCAAGACTTTGTGGAGGTTTGTTTACAGAATTACGTGAAGAAAACGCAAGTCCGTCTGCAATTCGTTCTCCATTAGATAAAGTTCCTTGATAAGGACTACTTCCTACAATTATCACTTTCATTCCTGCATACGGACATTCTTTAAATGCTCTAAAGATTTCTGTAATTTTGGGAGTTATGTTTGTAGTTTTATCCATAAGAAATTTTTCTATAATAGTAAATTTCTCATTTAATAAAAATGGGTGGAGTTTTCCAACCCACCCATCTTCAACTATTCTTTTGAAGTTTCTTTTCATCTTCTAATTTTTTATACATTTTTATTTTTTTTTAATTTTTTCAAACCATTTTTTAATATCTTCTCTTGTAGAATCAAATTCAATTTTAAATCTTAAATCTAAAATTATCTGCACAACTTCTTCCTCACTATAACTTCTTTCTTGTTGCCATTTAACACCTTCAATAAATCCTTTTTGAGCTATTTTTTTTAATGGTTTACCACAATCAGAAAATATTTTTTCAGCAGTTTCTTCAAGTGTTTCTTGTTTAGATTCTTCTACATAAAGTTTTGCAAATTCAATTAATAAATTTTTAATTATATTAAAATTTTTTTCATGAAATCCATCTTTTCCATTAAAAACATGAATATTTTTAGAATTTAAATATTCATTAGCTGTTGGTATTTTATTCATCTTCATTCCCTTCTTCTATAAATCTGTCGTATAAAATATCTGCTTCTGGACCAGAAAGTTCTGACATTATCGTATCACGGTCTTCAGAAGTACAGTATTCTTTTTTTACTAACCATTTTGTAAATTTACTCATAATATTTTTTTTAAAATTTTATTCCTGTGTAATCACATAAATCTTTCATATGACTTTCCTTGTTTAACCACGCACGTACCATATAATCCCTAAATGCACCTTCTTTTTCTAATTCAAAAGTTTCTTTTGTATTAAAAACACTTACAAAATAAGGATTAGACCAACTTTTAAATCCTGTTCCAAATACAGCATAAGGATTAAAATGCCAATATGCTATACAATTATCGTTGGGAACAATATTATCTAAAATTGAATAATTTTGTATTTCTCTTAAAACTTTTGTTTTTTCATCTTCAAAAAATAAATTATAAATATCTTTTAAATTTACATGACATCCGTATATTACACGCATTCCATATTTTTTGGTATCTTTTAATTTGTTTGGAGCTAATCCAACTTTTATTTTTTTTTTAGGATTTTTTTATTTCTTAAATTATACCAATCATGATGATGTATTTGAATTTCATGATATTCACCATCTATTAAAATACAATATGCTCTACTTCCTCCACCATAAAACCCATCTCTTGTCCATTTCCAATTAGAAGGATGTTTATCTTTTTCAAATAAGTTTTTTGCAATTAATTTTCCCTGTTTGAAAGTTAAATTTTCTATTCTATTTACTGTTATCATAATATTTTTTTCTCTTTTAATAATCTTGTTAAAATGATTATTCAGAATAGTACACTAAATTAGTGCTATTTATATTTTGTCCTGTCATCATGGCACTTAATGTAGTATATTTTATATTTAACGCTATGGCAGCTTCTTTGAGTGAATTATATTTTATATTAGTAATAGTGTCCACTATTGATTTTCGTTTTGATATACCAATGTTTATTTTTTGTTCTTCAGTTCTAATTTTTCCCCGATTACTGATTGATATTTTTCTTTTAACTTCTTCCGACCTCGGTTTACCTTGATTTACATTTGCTGCATTTATTGAAGCGGATAATGGTGGTTTTGTACCTTTTTTGGCTTTTTTCATATTTTCAATCGCTTCTGTAGAACGTTTTTTATTTTTATTTTTAATTGAAATTAAACGTCGAGTTTCTTCGGAAACAATTCTTCCTTTAGACGCTAGAGATAATTTTAAACGAGTTTCTTCGCATATAGATATTTTTGAATCATTTATTTTTGGTAAAAGACAATTTAAATTGTCAGAATGTAAAACATTAAAATAATCTCCCCAATATCTTTCTCTTTCGTAGAGTTTTTCAAATTCACATTCTTCAATAATTTCAAAAGTGTGATTATCGATTCCATATTTTAAAAACGACCTATATAATTTTACTTGTCTTTTTAAATAATCTAAATTTTGATATCTTTCCCACCTTTTTTCAATATTTTTAGATGAACCAATGTAAATTCTTTCTTTAGGATTTATTATTTTATATATACCTTGCATTAATACAAAGATAATCAAATTATTTTAATATTTTACTTTCCTTAAGTCTTTTTTCTAATGCATCGTACCCAAAATTTTCTACATATTCTGCAACATCTTTGACTTTATATTGTTCTTTTAGATAACTAGGAGTATTCCAATATTTTAAACCGTATGTTTTTGTTACCTCAGAACAAGCTTTAACTCCCGGGTCATCAGAATCCCAAATAACGATAGTTTCTTCATAATCTTTTATAAAATTTGTACAACGCATCATTGCGCTTAAACTTTCATTTTGAGTAGCAATTACATCAGAAAAAAATCGCATAAGACAAATTCGGTCTTTCCATGATTTTGAAATAATTAATTGAGAACTTTGCTTTGGTAAACGGTCAGCCCCCCAAAACAACGATAAAGGAATATTAGATATCCACTTGTGAGTTTTTGATTCAGGTTGTAAAATTTTAAAATAACCTTCATCTGTATCAGGGTCTTTTTGATAAAAAGCAAACACCATTCCTTTTAATGGGATTCGTTCACCATCTATGTATAGTTTTTCTACAGAAAAAGCATTTTCTCTAACGAGTTCTTTTTCTGTTATTTCCCATTGTTCCCAATATTCTAAATCTTGTTTTGTAAAAGGTTTAGGAACAATTTGTATTTTAGTCTTGCGTTTTGTTTTTTCACCATTATTTATACTCTTAGTTATTTTGTTAACTTCAACTTTAGACATAAGAGTATTACATGCTATATTAAAATCATGAGCAATTTTTAATATCGCATCTTTATATGAAATATTATGTAATTTTGCTACGAATGCTATGGCATCTAATTTTTCTCTTGTTACAATATCATTAGATACTAATTCTCCTGCACGATTATAAAAAAATCCAAATGAAGGATTTTTATCTGTTCTTAATGGAGAACTATAAACTTTACGAAGTTTAAAATCACCAAAATAATGATGAAATATGGCTTCACTATCAATATGACATAAAAGTTCTGTTTTGGTTAAGGGGGTATAAACTTGATTGAAATCAAACATAATAAATTAGAATAAAAAGGGGGATGAATACTCACCCCCCTTAAAAAAAATAAAAAAAGAATTATTCCCAAGGCATTTTTTCTACCACTTCTCCGACAGGAGTTTCAGGAGAAGACAATAAATCGTCACCACTTGAAGGGGTGTCTGGTTTATATACTTTTACATTTGAAGTGATGGCATTTTTAAAAATAGGAGTGTTGAAATCAAATGCACCTTCTTCAAAAGAATTTTCATCACATACCCATCCGGTGTACGGAAGGTCTGAATAAATTTTTGAACCGTCGGCAGAAATACTTCCGGCAACGATACAAGGTTTAATTAATTTCTTTCCGGCATCACTTTTAAAAACTGCATCAAAATATTGAACAATTTCTTCGGTGCTGTTGAATTTTTTATCTAATTTTTTACCAAAAAATGCGGCATGAAAATATTGAATTCTTGGAAGAGCTCCGGCAGTTAAATAAAACTTAGCTCTACCTTCTTTTCCGTCTAGATTAGACGATTTAGAATGACTAACAAACTTCACTTCCATATATGGTGTATTCTTCAGTCCACTTTTACCGTGTGTGGCTTCTGTGAATTGAATACGATACATTCCTGGAGTTAAATATTTACCACCTAATGCGGCACCTTCTGCGGAGTCCACTCCACTAAAATCGATTGATTCTGACATGTTTTTTTATTATTTATTTGAATTGATTGATATGAATTTTTCCGCTTTTTCTTTTATTTCAATGGAAGTACAAAACGGAAGTAGTTCTTCTATTGTAACTCTGTTATAAAAATTACGTTTTTTTAAACGTAAGAAAATTTGTAAGAGTTCTTCTTTTTCTGAATTATCTAATTCATCAATCTCTAGGATTTCGCGTTCATAAGGAGCTTTGTCCGGTTGATTTATAAATTTAATTCTAATTGGAGTTTGTTCTAAAATCATGGTATTGTGATTATTCTGTTTCTCCACTATAGTATTTTTCCATACACGATTTAACAAGACCTAAGTCATTTGGAATAACCGTTTCTGTAAACATACCTATTGGTGATTTTGCTGTACTGTACGCATCTTGTGTTAAAAAATGGTATTTAATTTGTTCATCTTCAATTGTTTTAGTAGCTCTAAGTACCACTGTGAAAAAACTTTCATATCCTGATAGTTTTTCATCGACCAATTTTCCAATAGTCATAGCACTTGTTTGTTTGCTTTCTAATAATCCATCTCCAGTTTCTCTTGTGTGATGTAAAAAGAATATAAATAAATTGTCTCTAAAACCTTTAACTCCTGAAGCAATAGCGGACATATAATATCCAATATCGTTAAATTTGTCAAATGTTTTTTCACCAATTCTTCTCATATATTCCATTGAGAAATTGTGTGTATTATCGTCCAACACTACGTTTTCAATTTCAGGACGATGGGTATTCACCCATTTCAACCATCGTTCCACTTCTTTAGGTGAAGAAGTGACAATCATGTTTCCATTTGGGTTCTTTTCTTGATGCCAAATAGTATAGTCGCGTTTACTTCCTCTAAAAGGAAGTTCTTTACCTAACGCACTAATGATGATGGTTTTTTTAGGGTCAAGCCCTTCAATGTTCATTTCAGGAATCCTACCGATTGATGTCGATTTTCCACTTCCCGAGGGTCCGATAATTAAGACACTTTGTCCGATGACACCCTCCTTTCTACTAATTTACTTTTTAATTTCATGTTCTAAATTTGTAATACAAAGATAAATGAAATATCGTTAAAATAATAATTTACTTTTAAAATTTTTGTCCTTTAGAGTCTGTATATGTTCATATACTAGAGCCATTGCAGGGGCATCTGCACCATTAGGAAGTTCTGAAAAACTTTCAGCAAATGCATCAAAAAATAATGATGTATTTACTGTTTCTGCAAAATTAGATTTTAAAATAGAAAGATTTCTATAGTGGTCTCCTAATTGGGATATATCATACCAATTATTCTGAGCTGTCTGAAAGTGTTCCACTTTATGTTTATAAGGATTAAATATACCGAATAAACAGTGAGCACTATCTACACTATTTTTATACTCTGATAAACCCGCAACAGATGGTAGAAGTTTTTCCACCACTTGATTTCCTGTATTAGTAAATTGAGCTTTTCCTGAACTTTTTTCTTGTTGTTGTACAATACAGTTACAAGTTTGAAAAAAGTTACACAATTTACCTCGCATATAATCTCTGCAAAATTGGTCATAAGCTGCCCACTTATTTCCTCCATGAGATTGTTCGGGGTTAACATTTTGTAAATTATCAGTTAAAACAATATTAAATTTATTTTCGTTAACTGTTTGATAAGATAATTGTCGGTTTTTGTAATTTTCGTGCGTAATAGAATCGACAGGGACTATTTCTCCATGTTCATCAACATAATTACCATTATGGGGTTTTAAAAGTTGTGTTTTAACAGCTTTTAATATTCCTGTAGGATTTCTTATATTGTCGATTATATGAACTTTACTTAAAAGTAAAATAAAATAATCCTCTAAACTATCAATCTCACGTAAAACATTATCCGGCAACTTGTCATTTTCAAAATAAGAATCTAATGTTAATGTTGAAAGTCTTATACCTTTTCTTTTAGCTAAAGCGGAAACTATTAAGTTCTTCATCACTACTTCAGCATTATCTTCCAAAGAAAATAAAAAAATTTCTACATCGATGTTCATCACATCCTTGTTTTTGTAATAAAAATCAAACGGGGTTTGAACGAACATGTAACGTAAGAGTTTACTTTTACTTGCTCCACTATCTCCTGTTATACCATATTGAGTTCCCTTCATTATACCGGGGACGTATCTCGTAAGAGCTGGAAGAGGGAAAGGAATAGCATTAACTCCACCGTTTAAGACGTTCTGCCGTCTTTTCTTTATACCTTCTACTGTTTTATTAAAAAGATTCATATTCTAATTTATTGAATTGTCAAAACTTGTTCTCATTGGAACAACTGTTTGATTTTTCAAATTTACAATATATTCTTCACATTTCATAGCCAACGTAGAAGCTTTTGTATCTTTTGTACTACCTTCTTGTTTGCAAATAAAATTCATAGAATTTTTTGTATAATTAAAATTACTTTTTTGTTCCTCTTTGATATATTGTTCAGTGGCACCTAAAATAATTTCGGCGTAATCGAATCCGTCAAAAATATCTTCATAATTTTGTAAGAAATTCATAAATCGAGATTCGATGTCTTTTCGAGAAGCACCCAAGCTTCTTTCACTTCCATTATCATTTACAGATTTGTAAAATTGTCCTCTTGGATTTCTCCATAAATTTCTCCATTCTTCCACCCAAGATAAATCTAAGGGTTTGTCTTCAACAACTTTATTATTAGTTTTTTCTTTTAATAAAAGTTGTACTAATTGAAATCCGACTTCTGTCAATTCAAAATGCACCGTGTCTTCTTCTTTTGTTTTTTGAATTATACCTTTAACGGTTAAATCCATATAAACATGTAGAAAAAGAAGGTCTGAATTTTCATCATCAAGTTCGTCAAGAAGAGTGTAATTTTTATGATAGAGGCACAATAAAACAATAAGAGCACTTCCTAAATAATCAGAAGGTATTTGTTGTTCACGAAGTAGTTTGACTATTCGTTTGTTAATTGGTAATAATATCATTATGCGGTTGTAATTGTGTTTGTGTGAGAATTATAATTGAGTTTTGTGATTTTATCGGGGGGTATTGTAGCGGAAGCTTTGTTTAACCAAGTTTCTTCTTGAGAGTTTTTTGCACATAAAATTATAAATTGAGCAACATCACCTATTATTAATCGAAGAGCTCGTCCTAACGATTGTAAGAATAAATTTTGTGAAGCATCAGGAGCCATCATTAACACGTGTGTTAAATTTTGAATATTGACACTTTCTTTTATTCCGTTTACGTCTATTAAGTGTAAAAACTTAGAGTCGCAAAAATTATTAAAATTATTTTCTCTTTCTTTTTTAGGAAGTTCACTATGGTACGGAGGTATATCAAAATTTTTAGTTTGTTTGATACTACCCGCATAAATCAAAGTTTTCTTATCTTTTAAAGAAGTGGATAAAAATAATTTGGCTAATTTTTCTTTTGAGCTTAAATTTTTAAAAAATAATTTTAAGTTTACTAATTCAAATGGAAATCCATTTTTATTAGAACATTGTTGATATTTTCTTAATAAATAATCATGTTGTTGACGTTCGGTTTTATAATAAGTAGTTTCTTTATATTTATGTAAATAAATAGGAGTTTTATCTTCCAATTCATGATATACAATAAACATTTTGTAATCATTTAATAATCCTTGTTCAATAGCAGCATCTATTTTTTTAGAATAAGAAATTGGTGCTACACTTTCTAAAGATGTTTCAAACAACTGATTTCTTGATTTTTTAGGTGTACCGGTGAGACATAATATTTCTATATGAAAATTTTTTCCCTTTTGTTCGCTTAAAAATTCAACAGCTCGTTCTGTATCTTTATGAATTTCCTTTTGTATTAACTATATATTTCTATACAGATTGGACTATATCATAATTGTTTATTTTTATTAATGGAAAATTTTTCTGGAGATTCATAACTCCAAAAACAATTGTTATATTTTATTTTGTCATTTAAAATATTAAAACTCAAAGTAGATTCATATTTAATATCATTAAATATACAAAATGAACTATAGTTACGATGAGTTTGTATCAGTTCACCATTTGATGAATATTGAAAAATAGGACGAAATCTTTTAGAAAAATATATTTCTCTATCAAAATTTTTTGAATAATATTTATCTTTAAACATTAAAATAAAATTATTACAAGTTTTAGAACGACCATTCAATGCGTTAGATACCCTTGTTTTTTTATTTAAAGGACAATTTAAAAATATACATGTTTCATTTACTGAAGGAAGTTCTTTTATGACATTAAAGTCATAATCTAATACTACTACAGGTTTATAATGAGATTCAGAGCTTCGTAACCTACCCTCTAAAGGACGATTTAGAATTACTCCTTTACCTCCTTCAGAAATATTTGTTAAATTTGGATAAAACTCTATCCAATATTTTTCTCGTAATTCCCAATTAAACACATCAGTTTCTTCAATCAATTCTATTTTAAAGTCTAAATTATTTTTATAAAGATTTCTAATCCAATTACATACGTGAGTAGGTGATTTTTTTGTTAACGCGTTGTGTTTATGTTGATATCTTCTCATATTTAATGTCGAAGTTGTTACACCCACATAGCGTATTTCATTAGATTCTGAATTTTTTAAAACATATATTTTATATATTTTTTGTTTTTCCATTGTATATTTATTATGAACTTCATAATAAATATACATATAATTTTTAACAATTCCTAATTTTTCGCACAATATATGCTACTCTACTCTCTTCCGTCTATAACGTGATTTCGATAGTCTCTGAACCTTCTTCCTCGACAAGGAAGCTTGGCTGCGGATTTTCCAATTTTTATCTTTTTTACCGTACCTAAATAATTAATTTAGCCATGATAACATTACTATTATCATTTGGTAGACAAAACTCTAAGGAAGTTCCCGTCAATTTATTAGGTTTAACGTGGACAAAATTTATCCACAATTACTAAATCAAACTTTTCTTTATTATAGTTTTTTAAACTTGCTACACAACAAAAAATAATATCATCAATCCAATCTTCATGATTGAATTTTTTTAATTCTTTTTTGAAACTTTGTAAATAAATTTCTCTTGCACCACTAAATAGTATTTTAGCATTTGGATTTTTGATGAATTGTTTTTCTATTCTATTTATGGCAAGTTTTCCTTTACCAAGACCCACTGACATACAGACAGTAGATTGGCAATTAAACTTTTCGTGTGCTTTCTCTGCTTCTTCTTGTATCTCTATTTTTTTCCGTACTTGTTCATCCATTATTCAGTATATTCTCGTACCAATGCAGCCAAAAATTCTTGCATTTCTTGTTCAGAACCAAATAACGATTTCATAATAATTTTACTTTTGATTTCTTTAACAGAAGGTGACAATTGTTCTTGTACCTTATTTAAAACCATTTCAGAACTTATGTTATTATTATAAAATCTGGAAATGTTCATTTTAGCACAAAATTTTTGTTCTAATCTATTTTTCTCATCTCCTTTGTTTGTAGTCCTTTCTCGTAAAGTTTCGTATTCAGCATTTAATGCGGAATATTCGTTTACAAACTCATCCACTTCTCTAATTAAGTTTTCATTTACTTTTTCTTTTACTTTTTTTTGAATTTGGTTTTTAATTTCAGTTGCTAAAATTTCAGCTTGTGTTACGTTTAATTTCATATTTATGTTTTTATTATTTCTTGTTTTTTTTGACCTCTTGATTCCCATGAACAGAAATATATTTGAGATGTGCATTGTGTATATCCAAATATTTCATGAATATTTACATTACGATATTCATCGTGATGATATATCCAACTATGTTGATATCCTTTATTTACGTAAAAAATTCTTTTTTTAGCATCCGCACAATATAATGTACGATAATCATCACGAAATGTACCATCTACTAAAATTCTATATAATTCTTTTACAGAAATGTTAGGGTAATAAAATTTAACAAGACGATACACATTACCAAAACTTCGATTTTTTCCTTTTTCACATTGAATAGTAACTTTTTTTTTCTCTGAGGTGTTGCGATTAACAAAAAGGTCTGTTATCAACAAAGTTACAAAATTTTCTACAGATAACAAAGGGTCGTGTTTATATCTTCTAAAATAAAGAAGAGGTTCTTGATTCAATTGGTCTTCAATTGTTTCGAATGATGTATTTAATTCCATGTATGTGTACCAAAATTAAATGATTGTTTATATTCGTCAGCTTGTATTCCGTAATTTCTACTTCCAAAATAATGATTTGCTTTAAAAAATACTATTTTGTGTATATCATTGCACATTAAAGTTTTTACACGTTTAGCTTTTATTAGTTCTGTTAATATGTTTTGAAGTTCTTCAACAGATGTTAAGGGATAATAAGATAAAACGATTCTATATAAAGACCCAAAACTTCTATTTTTGTTTGGATGGCATACAATTTCTTTTTTACCAATTTCGTACGTACTCATTTTTACAACAAGTTCGTTAATAAGGAGGTCTACAAAATCTTTTAAAGGAATTGGTGTGTGTACATATCGCTTTATGTACAAGGTGGGTTGTGATTTTTCTAAAATTTCTATTTCTTGTTTTGTCATAATTCTATTATTTGTAAAGTTGTTATCACTGCGTATAAATCACGATAATGTTCTGTATAGATATATTCATGATAGATACATTCGTATAAAACACCATTGACAGAAATAACGCTCCCTTTTTTAGGAGCGTTACCGTCATATATTCTAAATCTTATGTGTTTTTTGTGGTCTTCTAAGATAAAAAATGTAGGGTGTTTTTTAATTTCTTCGAAATCAATTACTTTCATTTAGTCTTTTACGAATTTCTGTTAATGTGGTTTGGTTGAAAAATTCCCCGTTTTCGTAAATGGTTTGTAAAAGTCCCTGATTTTCTTCTTCGGATGTAACTTCACAACCACACCATATTTCATTAGGGTGTGTTTCATGTTGTGGTGAATTTTGATATACAGTAATTAACCCTTTCAAAGACTTTTTAGTTCCATCATCAGTTACTGGGTCTTTATAGATGTTGTATGATTTGTAGTTTGGTCCATCATAATGTTCTGAATGTGATAAACAATCACTATCGTCAATTTCAAACCAAGCACCTTTAGCGGCATATCCTGCTTGGTCACGTGTGATATAAACCATTGAGAACGAACCTATCCCAAGAACAACATTTGTAGCAGCATATTGCTTAGCTCCTAAACGAGAGTAAATTTGTACTTGCCGGTCAATGTTTATAGAATCTCCATAGATACATCCGATATGTGAATCAAGTACTTTATATCCTTGTTCATTAACTATACCTCCAAAGACATCCCAAAGAAGCTCAATTACTCCTTTGTACTGAACTGATTCATTCCATTTACCAATCCATTTTCCTTCATCTTCCTGATAAGGACTTTGTTGACCACAAATAATATCAACAGGGTCTCCACTATCAGGACGAATTACTAACTTACCATCGCGAGCAAGAATTTCTTTTTTCAATCTTGGAAGAATGAATGTAATCAATTTCCACAAATCAAAAGTATCAGATACTATTGATAAAATACCAGAAGGAAATTTTTGTATCCAATCTGCTAAATTTAACCATTCAGCAATTGCTAAATAATCAGGAGATTCTACAGAACCTTCACAAGGAACATCGAAAGAATAATATTCTTTGATTTTTTCGTTTAATTCCCCGGCACGTAACTTTTTATCATAAAAAAATATTCCTGTACATGTAACACTATGTTCTGAAGCATTGACACTGTAAATTGGTGTATCGTTTTCATCAAAATCATAATAATAACGTGAGGCAGGGATTACATTTAATGTATCACTACCACTGTTACTCATAGCATGTCCTAATCCGGCAGCAATTGATGTAAAAGGATTTCCTCCTCTACTATGAAAGTCATGACACATAAAGTCCGCAAGCCATAGATTATCCCTATCTGTTTTTAATACGGCTTCTACAGCATTTTGTTTGAATCGATGAGAAATTGTCGCCACTGTAGGAAGTTGCCATGCTAATTTACTAATCATTGTTTCAAGATATAGTGTAAGCCAAGCATATCCATCAACAGTGTTGACAAAAGTCATGTGTGGAATATTTGGTTTTGTAAAAATTCCTTCTGGAAGAGCTTTAACCTTAATAGGCAAGTAACCTAAATCCCATAAATCTTCAAAGTGTTTTCCATCATACTCCATTCCGATATATTTAGACATATCAGAAACAAATTTCATTGCTTTTTCTTTAAGTAGAGCATTGTGTGTATTGTTACTTAGAGCTCCAACAATCCTTGCTTGTTCTCCTTGTAAACCCCACATAAAGAAATTTTCTGTAAATGTGGAATGTATATACCTTACAACTAATTGTTGTCCGGCAGAAATTATTTTTGTAATTCCTTTAGGCATGTATTTTAGATTACGAGGAATCCATGTTCCATACAAACGTGTTGTACCGGGAGCAAGCATTTTTTTATGTCCTGGTTTATACCCGTCTGATTCATACAGAGGGTTAATTTTAAATGTTTGGTTTAATTTGTTCATTTTTAATTTTTAAATTTTGAGTTAAATTCTAATAGAATGTTTAAAAGAAATCTGTCTAATTTAGATTCTACATACAGTTTATCTTCTAATGTGAGGTCGTTAAATGTGTAATTCATTAATTCCCCTATAATAGAAGCATTGGTATCTGTATCTCCTCCACATTTAATAACTGCTTCAATTGTTTTGTGAGTAGAATTAGAATGCATGTAAGCATTTTCTATAAAATCAATTGTTCCTTTTGCTGATACATCAAATTTTTCAAACTTTTTTAGTTCGAATTCGTCGTTTTTAACAAAAACTCGCATCCCTGCAAAATTATATAACTCGTGTAAAGTTAGTGATGCGATAATTGATTCGGTATGAGTATGTGAATTAAAACAAGATTCTATAATATTATTTCTAATTTTTCCATCTTCATCATTTTCATCGTACATTAAAGGACTTATTCTCATCAGACATCCATTGCCCCAACTGTCATTAGTTGTTCCTTTTGGTGTTGCCAACCATGCTTCAAAACCCTTACCAAAATTATCAGCATTGATGTAACGTTTTCCTAAATGTCTATAGGCACTCTCGAATGATTCAAATTTTCCTAACATAAAAGCAGCAGTGGCTAATGTAAGAATAGTATCATCTGTAAAACAAGAATTAGGATTATGAATGTTAAATTCACTATAATCCCCTTTGTATTTGAATTCATACGGTTGACCTGCTAAATCTCCAAGAATTGCTCCATAAAGTTTTAAATTATTCATTTTTTAAAAAACGTAATTTATTATGTTTGATTTTGATGTTTGTAATTTGAAATAATTTTCACCTTGTTTAAGGTAACGCGCATCCTCGGAAGTTTTTAAAAGTTTAAAACTAGAACTAAAATAAGGATACAAGCCTTCTTCATCTTTTTCCGCAGTAGTATCTTGAATATCATCATTAACGTAAACAAATCCGTTATCTCTATGAGGAAGACTCACATTAGACACGATTCCTAAAAATACATATTTATCCTCAATTAATTTGAAAAATTCATAATCCAGAGTTGGAATTACATAATTGAAAACCTTTTTAAATTTAGAATAAGGAATGTTATGAACATTTATTTCTTTTATTATGGAAATTAATATGTCCACTGAACAATCATTCAAGCTAATGTTACTTAACAAGTCTTCTTTGAATTCTTTGTTTTTTAATAAATCTTCTATAATTACAGAAGTTAATTCTTCAGAAATACCGGTGTAAGTTTTTAAGTATTTTATTCTTGAAGGTCTGTTTAAAAGATATTCGTTTACATCGGTGTTGGCAGTGAATAAAAATAAAATTTTGTTTTTATTACCCACTCCGTCCATAATAGATAAGAATGTTTCTTGAGTTTTGAAATTATTGTCGTTTGATTTTATATACGCAAAATTCTTTTCAAACTCATCAACAAAAAGAATAAAATCTTGATTTATCTTTTTTAACATACTTATAAAATCTACATCAGCATCTATTGGTTTATCAATAAGTATGATTGGTAGGGTGGCTTCTTTGCAAATCAATTTTGCACAAACAGTTTTTCCCGACCCCTTCACTCCAGATAATAGCACTCCCATGTTTCCTTGGTTGTTATTGAAACTGTTAAAAACTAAATTTCTAAAGTCTCTATCCACATCATAAAGTGGAGAAGGAATGGATAGTTCATTATGTTCTTTTAAAAACATTCTACCAAAAGCCCCCACTTCAAACGAGTAAACTTTATTTTCTAATTTTTCTTCTAGTCTGAATTGGGAGATAATACTCCATTCACTATGTTCTACTAAATAATTCATTTTCTTTTTTTTTTAATCTGTACTATAAGGTGCGTTTGTACGTTGATATTCTGTTTCAAAAACTTCTTTCTTTTTGAGAGATTTCTGTCCATCTTTGGTAATTACAATGTAAAATTTACCAAATTCTCCACGATTTTTATATCCTTCGTGGGTTAAAATATAAGGAACAAGGTCTACAGGAGTTCCGTCACGGTCATCACGTATTCTATCTAAATACGTATATCCTTTTGGTGAAGTGAATCCATCTTCATCTCCTTTTTCAAAAAGTTTTGCTTTTACCGGTACTTTTGTATATGTGTTAAACATCGTTTAGTATTATTTCTTTGATTAATTTCGAGTTTTGTTGTGAAATTACAAAATGTTGAAACCTTTCATAAAATTTATAATCTGAAGATTCATACACATGAATAGAATATCCATGTTCTTGTAATTTTAAAATATCTTGTTTTGGAAACCAAAAGAAAAGAGTTTCTAAATCGTGTGCGGCAGATAAAAATCCTACAAGTTCTTCATCAAAATCCATAGCTAAATCTTTGTTTGCACAAAAATTATATTCATTATGAATTAGTCCTGTAAAATTTCCTTTAAAATCATACCACAATCCTTGTTCGGTTTTTTTGTTAGGAACTCTGTAAAATTTTTTTGTTTCTTGCGGCATATTAAAATGAATAAGAATAGAGTTTTAATTGTCCTGGTGGATATCCAAAACGTCTGTTAAATTTTTCTCCTAAAAGTTTAAATCCTACTTTTTCCAATGTAACACCTAAAGGAAGTTCGTAAGGACTAACAACAGTTAGAATAGTTCGTTCACCTGACCTTCTATCGTTATTTTTCCAAGCTTCTTCGAAAGCTTCCTTTTTTAGTTTATCGATGAATTTATTTAATTCTTTTTCTGTTGTAAATTCATTTGTGTTTGATAAAAAACACATAGCACAACAAGGAAGTTGGGTTTTTATTAATGGCATAATTTCTAATTTTCTCTTTTTTTATGTTATTTAAAATAATTTTATTATTGATAAATTCTTAGGTTGTATAAGAGTATCTAATAATCCATGATGTCTATCCATAGTTTTATAAATATAATTTTCATACTTACTATTTGTTGTAAACACTTCATCAAAATAATTAGTTACCGGATTTTCTCCTAAATTTTGTACAGTTAGGTGAGATACTGCTAGATATAATTTACCACAATTACGTTGTTTAAGAAGTTGTGACAATCCTTTAAATGTGCCTCCATAAACACAAATATCATCAATAATAAGAATATCTTTACCTTGGAAATCAGCTCTATCGACTAATTGATTCAAAGCTCCACTATCAGGATTTCTTGATTTTGAAGCAGAAAAAGTTTCTCCTTTCCAATTAATTTTATCACAAAGTTTTATTAATGGTTTAAACCCACCCGCATCACTAGACATTAAAATAGTATTTTCTACATTTTTATTGTTGTTCGCATTGGGATTGGCGTTTAATAAATTTAAAATTCTTAAAATAAATCCGCTATTGTCAATAATTTCAACATTATCCACCAATGCTTCTATAACTTCTGAATTATGTGGATGAAATATTTTAAAATCCGCATGCATTTCATTGAGAAACTCACACACAAGTTTTAAACCATAAGATTGATTAGATTTAAATCTTCTATCTGCTTGGGCATCGATTAAATTAGGAATATTAATAGTGGGTCTCAAACCGTTATGTTTGTATACATCAACAATTTGTTTTAAATACCATAAATCATTATAACTATTTATACGAAATATAAATTCTTTATCGAATTGTAAAATTTCAGCATACGAAGTTTCATCGGGATATTTTTTTATCATAATTTTATTTTTCATACCTACGTATAAATATCAAGTCCATTTCTACTTATATAATGATTGCAATTATTTATAACATCTTATGTCATGCGAATGACATTTTACAACAATTTTATTGTTATGTAATTTAATACTCAAACAAGTAAATATTATAAACGTAATCGAATGGTCATTTGTTTGACAGTTCTTGCTTGTTTCGGGATGTCATAACATGCCCCCCCCTTCCACACAC